TGCTAGAGTTTTGGTCGGTCGTTAGGGGCTACCAGGAGAGTATTTATGGTACTGAGGTAGAGAGTGTAGTTCAGGATGCGTTTGACAGGTACGATCATGTGTGGAGGAGTTACTGCCGGAGGTGGGGAGTGTTTGATGGGAAGAGGTTGGTATTGAATGACGAGGCATTTATGGATTATATTTACGAAGGAAAAATGGAGGTTTATAGTTTATAGGGATGCCATACACACCACCATATACGAGTAATGTGTTGACCGGAGGGGATATTGAAGGTCAGTCGGGTCAGTTGTTTGTACGACCTGATAAGGTTACTTATGGGAAGATGCAACCTGTGAGTACGGGGAGTAGGTTGTTGGGTAGGAGGCCTGGACCGAGTGGAGATGTGGAGGAGATCAGTTTGGGTAGTGGATTGAGTATGACTGGCAGTATTTTAAATACTGCTATTCCTTTAGGGAATTTTGTTCCATACACGGGTGCTACTGGCAATGTGAATTTAGGCACTAATGGGTTGCTTACTGATTTTGTGAATTTCAGTTTAAGTCCTGTTGGTTCTCCTGCTGCTGGTCAGATTGCTTATAATGGTGCTTCGGGTGCTTTGGCTTACTTGCTGAATAATAGTAATGTGATGAGTGTGATTGGTCAGACCATTCATGCTTATGTGCATAATGCGGAGGCGGTGACCATTAGTAAGGGAGAGGCAGTTTACCTGTATCAGGCTAGTGGGAATAAGGCAAGTGTGAAGAAGGCTTACAATACGAGTGATGCGACATCGGCTAAGACCTTTGGATTGGCTGCTGAGAATATAAGTGCTGGTCAGAACGGGATGGTGATCTGTCAGGGAGTTATTGACGGGTTGAATACTGGAGCTTATTCTCCAGGTGACACGCTATACTTGGGAGTTACGGCAGGTAGTTTGACGGCTACAAAGCCTTATGCTCCTAACCATTTGGTGTATGTGGGTATTGTAGAGAAGGCGAATGCTGGGAATGGGCAGATTTATGTGAAGGTGCAGAATGGGTATGAGTTGGATGAGATTCACGATGTGGATTTGATTAGTACGCCACCTGTTTTAGGAAATGTATTGACATACAATGGTAGCTTGTGGATTCCTCAAGCACCAACTAGTGGTGGCATCACATCACTCAACGGCCTCACGGGTGCGACTCAGACCTTTGCCACAGGCACGACCGGCACGGACTTCGGCATCAGCTCGGTCGGTACAACCCACACGTTCAACATCCCTGACGCATCGGCTACGGCACGGGGTCTAGTCACCACAGGCACTCAGACCTTTGCAGGTGCGAAGACGTTCAGTTCTGCGCCTACCTTCAGCACGATGACTGCTGGTTCGGTACTGTTTGCAGGGACGAGTGGGTTGTTGAGTCAGGATAATGCACAGCTGTTTTGGGATGATGCGAATAATCAATTAGGAATTGGTACAAATACCCCTAATTCATCAGGAATTATTCACGTAAATAAATCACAAAATCAGCTATCTAGTATTTTTGTAACTAATAATAATACAGGATCAGTTGCTCAAGCTGGTTTTCGCGCTGGATTAAATCCAAGTAATTTCACAGTTGATTTTATAGGTGCATCAATTTTAAGTTCAACTTGGACTTTTTTAAGTCCTATGTTGACTGCTAAAACTGCAATATTTGAAACTTTAGGAAATAGCACTTCTAATTTAGTTTTTCTAAATCAAAACGCTTCAGGAAATATTATTCTCGGTTTTGGAGCAACTGCAAATAGTCCTAAATTTTGGTTATATAATACCGGAAATTTAGTCATTCAAAATGGGGGCACTTTTTCAGACGCTGGCTTTCGTCTTGATGTTAATGGAACAGCTCGTGTTCAAGGTAACTTGACAAGCTCATTGAATCAGAATGGAGTGACAAGAATAAGCGTATCTAATACAACAAATGCTTCAGGTAGCGTAAGCGAATTAAATATCACAAGCAGCAATGGAATAATAAATATAGGCAAATATTCAGCTTCTACACCTGCTTATAAAATTGTTTCATCTAATGATTCCTATATCTATAATGGAACAGTCGGGTCAATGGCTATTATTAATGATGTAGCCGCTGGTAGTATAAAATTCGCAGCAGGCGCATCTTCAACTGCTCAATGGACAATAACTAGCGGAGGTGACTTACAAGCTCAAGACGGTGAGAATATCATTGTAGGTTCCACCACAGGCACCAAGATAGGCACGGCAACGAGTCAGAAGCTATCGCTATGGAACGCCACGCCAAACGTACAACCTACTAACGCAATAGCAGCCGCAGCGTTTGTAGCCAACACAAGCGGCATAGTCAATGACACCGCTACCTTCGGAGGCTACACGATGGGGCAAGTAGTAGCAGCACTTCAACGTATAGGAGCACTCGCATAATGGCAAACATCCAACCAATCACATTCCCGATTATCGGCGAAGCCACCAAGCTCAACGTCTTGGTGCTTAATTTCGCAACAGACGCAGTCACCTGCACGACCTACTATCAGGTCACGACAGAGGAAGGCAAGACCTGCACGGAAGGCAACTACACCTTGACCGAGCAGGAGTACGCTGACTGGGGCGAAGACAACGCATATGTAGATCAACTTGTTGCAAACTACTTAGGACTAACAATCATAACACCATGAACCAAGAACAAGCATTCAGCACAATCGAACAGGCATTGAACCTTGCAACCAATAAGGGGGCATTTAATCTTGCCGAAGTACAAACAATCCTTGCGGCATTAACCGTATTGAAAAATGGCGAACAAGCAATCGGTCAGGCAGTACAAGAGCAATCCTAAGGTCAAAAGACCAAATCGGCATAGTAAGAAAAAGAGTAGTTCGCTGAAGTCAAGCAAGAACTACGTCAAAGCATATAGAGGCCAAGGCTGATGAATATTGAGAAGATTGAAATATCTCAGTTGCGACTGAAGGATGATAATCCCCGGTTTATCCGGGATAAGAAGTTCCGTGAACTGGTGAAGTCAATCAAGGACTTTCCGCAGATGATGGAAATCCGACCCATCGTAGTAGATGATACGATGGAAGTCCTTGGTGGCAATCAGCGGTTGAAGGCCGTCATGCAACTTGGATGGAAAGACGTTTGGGTTGTCAAGGCCAGCGAACTGAATGAAAAGCAGAAGCGAGAGTTTGTCATCAAGGATAATGTTTCGTTCGGAGAATGGCACGTAGGCAAGTTAGCCGATGAATGGAGTGATGTGCCACTTGAGGAATGGGGATTGAAGACCGAAGACCTCCAAGAGAAGGAAACGAAAAAAGAATTCAAAGACGAAGAGGCTTGCAGCTTGATGATACACTTTGATAATGAGGAAGATAGGGAAAGCTTCGTGAACGCTGGAGGGATTGAGATTAAGAAAAAGATTGGGAAAATATGGCGAGGCCATTATCTCAATAATGATATAACTTTGTTTTAGTAAAAAATTATAGCTATGCCAGGAGGATACGGAAAAATAAAGCCAAGCGACAATCCAAAGCCATATAAGAAGGGAGAGGTACATAGCCCCAATGGGAGGCCACCCAAGTTGCCTGATTTGGGAATTTTGCTTGGCAAGGTTTTAGGAGAGGAAAAGGACAGTAAGACTGCCGTTGAAATTATCCTGATGGCTCTTCGGGCGAAGGCCACTAAGGGTGATATCCGTGCTGCTGAATTATTGCTTGAAAGAGCATACGGAAAGGTGAAGCAGGAGATTGACCAAAAGATTGAAATCGAAGAACAGGTCTTCCGCATCGGGGATCAGGTTATCAAGTTCAAGTAATGTCTGATGAGAAGAAATACAATTGGTTCTCCACTATGCCTTTGATTGAGAAGGCAGGGAAACGATTTATTTCTTCCACTAGGCTCAAGAAAAGAAAAAATCGCTCTTGGTTTATATTTTGGTGGTTGCTTATAATTTCATTGTGTATCAATATGTGGATTCTAATTATTAATTGGCTTGGATGGTAAATGAGAAGGTACATTTTAAGCCTCACCCAAAACAAGAAGATTACATAAAAGCCGTACTATCAGGTAAATACAAATACCTGCTTTTTGGTGGTGCTGCCGGAGGAGGGAAATCCTATGTTTCTCTCGCTACCCTAATTGTACTTGCCAAGCTATACCCCGGCTGCAAGTCCTTTGTCATCAGGGAATCCCTGCCTACTTTGAAGCGGACTACCATCCCTTCCTTTTACAAACTATGCCCACCGAAGTTTATTGAGAGTTACAATCAGACCGAGCAGGTGATTAAGTTCACCAATGGATCGACCATGACCTTCTTCCCGGAGAACTTTTACATGGATAAGAACCTGACCAGGCTTGATGGTATCGAAGCTAACTTCTTCCTGATTGAGGAAGGTCAGGAGATACAGAAGAAGACCTTCGAAAAGTGCAAGCTGAGGGCAGGAAGGCATATCATCCCGAACATGGAGCAGCAGCCCACTCCGATGATTATGATTACCTGCAACCCATCGCAGAACTGGACAAAGACGATGTTCTACGATCCATATGTAGAAGGAACGCTGCCAAAGGATTACTTCTATATGCAATCCCTGATGCTCGATAACCCAGCCCTGCCGGAGAGCTACTTGGAAGGCTTGGAGAACCTGGATGAGATTACCAAGGAGATATTCGTAAAAGGGAATTGGGATATCGTGGACGTGGAAAGGCCGTTTGCCTATTCGTTCAAAAGGGCGAAACACGTTAAAAATAACCTTGAGGCCAATAGGGTTGAGCCGATCATCCTGTCCTTTGACTTTAACGTAGATCCGATTACCTGCCTAGCTTCCCAAAGCTACGATAACCAAATCCGGGTATTAAGGGAGTTTAGGCTAAGAAATAGCGATATTTTTGAGTTGACCGAGCGGATTAAGGCAGCATATCCCGATCACTTCTTCCTGATTACAGGGGATGCTTCGGGAAGCGCAAGGTCGGCCATGACGCAGGGGGCAAAGAATTACTATCAGATTATCTATCAGCAGCTTCAAGTTCCCAAGTCCTCCTTCAAAGTTCCTACCTATAACCCGTCCATAAAGAATAGCCGTATCCTTCTGAACTCAATGTTGGAGAAGCATCCGGACTTTGCCATTGATAGCTACTGCCAATATTTGATTGCGGATTTGCAGTCGGTACAGGCCGATGACGAGGGTGACATTGATAAGAGCAAGGACAAGCACGCTACCCACCTTTTGGACTGTCTGAGATACTTCCTGTGGACGTTCCATAGCAACTTTGTGAAATACATCCGTTAAAACTTGGGTTTTATGGGTCTTTTACTTATGGCATTCACTATTTTTGGTGAAACTTAAAGCGATGCCTAAAAAGTTAGAAAGATGTGTGACACAAGTGCTTAGGCAGGGCAAGAGCAAAGACAGTGCCTATGCAATATGCAATGCTGCACTCAATAAGAAGAAACCTTCCAAAAAGAAAAAATAATATGTGGTTTTCCAAAAAGCAAAAAGAGCAACCAATAGCAGAGAAAAAGGATTATACTGTCGGTACTAAAATACCGATGCAACAGGTCTTCATTGATAAGAACGGCAATAATTGGTACAAGTACGAAAACAATCTAACCATGCCAGCGAAGAGGGCTATCTCTGCTGAGGTGGCTACAAGGTTTGCGGACATGAACCTTACTAAGCCGATCTTGAAGAAGCTGATTGAGAAGATGAAGGAGTTTGCCAATAGCGGCAATGTGGTGGATATGTTCTACCTGCTCAGTGAGATTGAGTTCCGCTTAGAGTACCTTGGTGAGGAGAAAACCTTGATTGAACTATCGGTTTGCTACTTCTGTATTGATGGGGAAGACGAAACTGATTTCTCAGAGGTATGGAGCAAGAAAAAGCGTGAAATTCTGGATAACGATTTGGAGGCGCGTGCTTTTTTTTTGAATATGGCATACCGGCTCACAATAAATTATTCCAACACATCAGAGGTAGATATCCTAGAATATTTGAAACTAAACAAGGTGGAGGACGAGAGGATATACCATATTATTCAGGAGTTGAAATCGGAAGATATGTCGATGACATCAACTACCTAAACCAGCTGATCTGCGAATCAAGGCCATCGGATATGAAGGTTCTCGAATCCTTATCAGTTGATGAATACTATCAGACAATCAATACGTGGATGAAGATTGTGGACGAGAGGAATAAAGCGATAGAAGAGGTGAGTAGCGATAGTGGTTCGAAGGAAGGACAGACAAGGAAACGATTAACGGCTAAAAAATAACCGCTGATGGCAGCAAAAAATATATTGTTCCGGTTCAATGCTGATGCTAGTCAGGTGTTGAGGATTTTAGATGAGCTGAACAAAAAGATAGAAGACTTTTCTAAGAAAACAAATTTGGCTTTAGGGGGTACTGGAACTCAAAAAGGCCAGCTTACTGCTTCATTAAAATTAGCTGAGGCCGAGCAAAAGGCTTCCATCAGGAGGATTGCTGCCGAGGAGAAAAATGCATTAAGGCAAAGGGAATCGGATGAAAGGATTTCCATTTTAAGAATAAGGGAAGAGAGAAGGCAAGCGGCCATTGATGCGGCTAGAGCAGCAGCACAGGCCAATAGAGCAGCGGCACAATCAACAAGGGCAACAGTTCCAGCGGCAGCACCACAGGGAGCAGGATTTGGAGATGTAGTGCGTGGTGGTCTTGCCACATTCGGGATATTGGCTACTGTTGATGCGCTGGTAGACTTGAGTAGAAGTACAATTCAGGCTTCTATTGATTTTGAAAGGCTGACTGCTTCGTTCCGAGCATTAATTGGTGATAAGGAAAGAGCAGACAAAGCAATTTTAGACATACAAAAATTTGCTCTCGAAACACCATTTGATGTAACTAATGTTGCACTTGCTTCCAAAACTCTTTTGGGTTATGGTATTTCAGTAAATGAACTTATTCCAACTTTAAAAAGGCTTGGAGATGTATCTGCTGCATCGGGTGGAGATATTCAGAGGGTTGCTCTTGCTTATGGGCAGATTGCAGCTAAAGGTAAATTGCAAGGTGAGGAAATTCGCCAATTAGTAAACGTAGGATTTAACCCACTACAAGAAATTGCCAAAAGGACTGGTGAAACAATGTCAGCTTTAGCTAAAAGGGTTGAGGCTGGTCAAGTTAGTTTTGAAGAGGTTTCAGAAGCTTTTAGGACTGCAACAGAAGAGGGAGGAAGGTTTTTTAATTTAGCAGCTACACTTACAGACACTTTTGGAGGTCAATTACAGAAATTAAGTGAACAGATTAATTTATTTAAAATTGAAATTGGTGGTATTGCAGCTGAGGAACTTAGGCCATTTGTAGAATCTTTATCTGAATTATTTAAAAATTTAACTGAATCAACAAAAGAAATAAGATCAAATGCACTTACTCTTTCTTTATGGAAAGCCGCTCTAATATTTATTATTACACTATTAGCAAAAAAGGCAAATCTTTTAGTATTAAATATTCTTAATGTTAAATCTTTAACATTCGCTTCATTAAATTTAAAGAAAGTATTTGATTTCTTAAAGATATCTTTAATAACTAATACTGCATTAATAGGTAATCAAACTACTGCCCAAAAACTTGCAGTAGCAAGTACAGTTACTTGGGATGTTGCAACTAAAGCCCTAAATATTGGAATTGGTTTATTATCAAAAACAATAAAAGGACTATTTACTTTACTTGCATCTAATCCTATTGGTATTGCTATTGCAGGGTGGACAATATACAATGGATTAATAGAAAGAAATAATGAGTTATTAGAGGAAGACCTTTTTAAACAAAAGGGGATTATAGATGCTGCTGCTGATTATCGTGATCAGCAAGAAAAATTAGCTTCAGCGCAAAAGGCAAGTGCAAAAACCATAGCAGAAACATTTGGACCAGTAATAAAATTAGTTGGTAGTTATGGTAATCTTACTGCTGCTTCTCAAAAAGCAATAAAAGAACTTGAAACAGAATATGGATTAAGATTAGATCTTGCTTTGGTTACAAAAAATCAAGGTAAAGCATTAGAGGTTCTTAATAAAGCACAAGCAGCAGCACAACAAATTGCAAATTTAGAGCTTGCAAAGCAAACTGCTCAAGAAAATATAAAAACATATCAGGATCAGGTTGATAGATTACAAAAACTTGCTATCAAACAAACAGAAGTTCTTGATGTAGAAAAGGAAAGATTAAAAGGAGCAGAAAATTTTAAAAAATCAGTAACCGGATTTGATTATTTTAAACAAACTGGATTTAGTATAACAGGTTATATAGATGCTAATAGAGCAGCAAATAAAGAATTAGAAAAAACAGAAGATAGTTTTTTTAGTTCAAAAAGAACATTAGAATCATATAATGATGAATTAAAATCTACCGGAGATTTATTGACTAAGGCTCAAGGTAATTTATTTAATGCAAATCAAGAATTGACTAAAGTTCAAAGAGAATGGATTGCTAATGAAAAGGGTGCAGAAAAATTAGCAAAAGCCCTTGAAAAGGTTTTGGATTTTATTGATAAAATAAATCAAGAGATAGATAAGCTTGTAAAAAAGAATTGGCTTGAGGATATCAGGCAGCTTCAAGATATAACTCAACAAGAACAAGTAATTAAACTAAAGGCTCAATTTGATGTAGATATTGCAGAAGCTAATGTTGAAAAAGGTCTTGCAATTAAAAAACTTGATGAATTACTTGAAGAATATAGAAAAGCAGGAGCAAGTCAAGAAAAAATAACAGAATTAAAAAATAAAGGAGTATTTGAAATAGAAGAAGAATATAGACAAAAAGAACTTTTAGCTACTAAGAAATTTGGATTTGATAAAATAGAAATAAATAAAAAATGGAGAGAAGAAGATTTAAAAGAACTTCGTAAATATACTGATGATTCTTTAAAGCAATTAATAAAACTTAGAAACGATGAAAAAGATGCTACAGAAGAATCAATAGATATTTTACTTGAGAATTTTAAAAATTCGAGAATAGGAAGAGGTAAGGAATATAAAAAAGAATTACAGGAGTTAAGAAGTGATGTAGTAGATAATATAAGGCTTACTGGTGAATTAGAAGATAAAAGAATAACCATTGATTTTCAAAGAAAAAAAGACGAAATAGATAAAAAGTTTAAATACGAAAAAACAGAAACTCAAAAGTTTGTTTCAAATTTTATAGGTCCTTTAACTAAAGAGCAGCAAGAGCAATTAGCTAAAGACAATCAATTTGAAATTGATAATGCTACGCAAAAAGAAAATGCAATAAGAACATTAGAAAACGATACTAAAAATCAAAGAGAAAATAATAGAAAGGATACTTTAAAAAAACAGCAGAAGTTTGAAGAGGGAATGACTAAAGCTGAAAAGGATGCACATGATGCTCGCATTAACCGCATCTTCGATGAAGTCCAAGCCTCAGTAGACGCAGCATTCACCATCGCCAATGCAGCCATCGAAGCTGAGATGATGAAGAACGATGCGCTGATAGCCTTGCAGGAGGATCGGGTGGAAAGAGCCAAGGAGATTGCTGATGAAGGTAATGCCGAACTTTTTGAAGCTGAGAAGAAAAGGCTTACTGATCTGCAAAAGGAAAGAGCAAAGTTTGTCCGGCAGCAACAAGCATTGATATTTGCTCAGACGGTTGCCGAGGCTTCATTGGCAGTAGCAAGGGCAGCATCAACTGGAAGCGGAATATTAAGCCCAATCCTGGTAGCATCGGTAATAGCATCCATAACGGCAGGATATATTGCTGCAAGGGCTGCAACACAATCTGCCATCGGAGGTTTCGCAGAAGGTGGATGGACAGGTAAGGGAGGCAAGTATGAGCCAGCAGGTGTAGTTCACCGGGAGGAGTTTGTAGTGAAGAAAGGTCCGGCAGAGCGTTGGAGGCCGATGCTTGAGCAGATCAACAAGGGTCGTGATCCATACTTGGCTACCGGAATGGGTAAGCAGGTGATTATGATAAACAATGTCGGGGTTGAGGAAAGGCTATCCAGGATTGAGAAAGCAATAGTTGGTCAAGATAGGATGCAACTTACCATTGACGAGAGCGGCATTCACGGCCTTGTATCACATTATCAGTGGAAGAACGATAGGATTCGTAATAGGGCAAAATAATGGTATCTACGCTGAAAATAGAACTTAATGGTAGTTTGATTACTGGCCGTATTGATGGTATTGAGCAGTTTACCATTACTTATCGCAGAAGAAACGAGGAGGGCAATCTTAGTGCATCATTTTCATCAGAACTTACATTTTACGATGATGGTTGGGATTTGATTTACCCGATTTTAATTAATAATCCAAATGGTTTTAATAATTCAATTACTGTAAAAATATATGATGATTGCTGCGGTAAGGCAGTATTTAATGGAATAATTCGTGGAGATAGTATTGATTGGTGTAGCAATGGATGCTATGTAAGTGCTAATATCATTGAAGAAGAGGCAGCATTAAACTGCGTTAAATCAACTTTGATTTGGGATAATTGGAATACTTCAAATCCTTTCTTACAAAGAGATGTTCCTATTATTAGATATTGCCTAGAAACAAGACCTCAGTTTCTTGCTGAATTACTTTTTTTAATTGGTATTATTGTTGGAACAGTTATAAATCTGATTTTTCTTCCTGTAATAGTAGTTTTGAAATTCTTTAGTCTATTTAGCGGAAATGATGCTGCTGCTGATGCCGTAATAGAAGCTAGGGACAGTATAGCCAATTTTTTTATACAATGTGGTAAATTTCATCCATCTGCATATTTAAGAGATTATATAAAAAATGTTTGTGAAAAATGTGGACTTACATTTAATTCAAGCATATTGAATGGAGATGCAAAACCTTATGCGGTATGGGGAAATATATATTATGATGCAGTTTTGATGTCTGCACCAGTAGAAAAGGGAAGAGCGGAATTATCTACAAATTTTAAATTGATTTCAAAAAATGTTCCAAACGAAACTTTGGATACATTGATGACTAATTACCTTGAGCCACTTTTTAATGCTGAATATAGAATTGTAGGAAGTACACTATACTTTGAAAGAAAGGATTTTTTTCAAAATACTACGGCTTGGATTGATTTTGGTCAACTTTTATCAAATAATAAAATTCATGGAGATAAGGTTTGCTGGTCATGGATTGATAAGCCAAGACCATCTTTTGGTGATTTTGAATATTCAATGGATTCAATAGATTATGTCGGTAATGAAGCACTTGATGCTTATAATGATATAGTTGAATGGAATCCAGCACCAGTAAACAAATCACAATCCGGTCCTTGGAATGTAAATCCTCAACTTGGTGCTTCTAGATATAGAGGGGATGGCATTGATCCAGCATCAGTTTTTGATAGCGGATTAATAAGAGGCTTGTCATTTTTACTTACTATATCAAGTGTAAATGGTTCAAATCCTTTTAATAGTTATGTTAATGCAATGACATTGGCTCAACATAATTTTGCATTATACAAAATAGTAATCTATGATCCTTCAAGTGGTAAGTTAGGAACAAATAGCGGTAGAGTAAAAACATATAATAATACAGGATTTACTGGTGGCACTGTTGTTTCCGGATCTGCTCAATTAGGAGGATCTGTTTTTAATTACCCTATGTGGTTTATGGAAAAAACACTTACCGGAACTCCTGCAAAAAACAATTTATACCCTCTTTTCCACTACATAGACAACCCACGCCTTCCGGGAACTTCCAATTTCAATTTCGACTTCACTTTCGATTTTGACTGCGATTCCTTTGATACATTTTCCTTTGACAAGACTGTGGGAGGATTAAATCTTAATGGCAGCATAGTAAACGGGAAAATAAACGAAATTGTCGTTAATTTCACCAACAGAACAATCAAGGTAACAGGTATAGCATAACATAAAGAAAGATGCCAATATTCGGTTTAACAGGGGTTCAACCCCCATTAATTTACGGAGGTTCAACAAACTGTTGCTATACAGACACTTGGGAGCTATACCTTACTGCTACCATTTCTGTTACTATTAATAGGATTTATTTTAGTACATCAGCAATTCCTTGCCCAGTTGATGTTATAGATGTAAATGGATTTCCATATACTGATCCTCTAGCACCACCAATAGTTTTATCGTTTGGTAGTTCAATAAAAATAAAAGTACAAGCGTGTCCTTGTCAAGGAGTTTTACCACCAAATAATTTCTTTTTATATAATCTAAATATAGATTATACAGATAATACAGGAACTTATATTGAAACAAAAGCAGGTGGTTTGCAGGAAATCAATCCACAATCTGCTACTTATGATCCTGTTCCTGCATCATTAACTACATTAAATCTTACTCCTTGCATAGGCACTACTGGATGTGATGATATACTTGCCACCATACCATTTACAAACTATTCTTCATTTGATGTACCTGTAATTTTAGATGATGGCGGTAATTTTCCTGCTGGAACAAAGTATTATGTTGATGGAATATTACAAGTAGCTAATATATTATTTGTTCCCGGTAATTCAACAGTTCAGCTTGGGTTTTCATTTTGTTGGCCTAATTCAACTCCTCCTGCTCCATTTTTTCTTGATGTAATTGTATGTGATGTTTACAGCAGAAAACTAACTGTTAATATTAATCCAACTTATTGCCTTGGTTGCGGAGTAGGATGTACTGATATTCAAATTGAAACTGAATCAGGATACCTTCCAACACTTACCGCAGGATGCAATTTCCAACTTCCATCTGTTTATTCAGAAGCAGCTATAGGAGAGAAGAAGACTATTATTTGGAAGTACACATACAATAATGGATTTACAAATGCAAACTTTGATTTGTATTTGAATCCTATTTTGTGGACTAATATTCAATCAATTCTTCCTGTTGATCCTTATTCTTTGCCATTGCCTGCTGAAGGTTGGTATATAAAGATTCTTGGATATATGGTTGGGGCTGGTCTTTTTGATATGTATCAGGTTACAGGATCAGTAAATGAACCATCTCAGAAGAATTGGCAAGTCCAGGTAGAAATTCCAAATTCCAATAGTTTATTTATCTACTTCACGTTCTATATGACGATGGATATAGATAATGAGATTACAAATACGATTTTAGATAATTATAAAAGGCTTTCTTATTCAAATATAAATTCAACAACTGCAATTAAATTATCTACTAATCCTGATGTCTATAATACTCAGAGATTTTTATCAAAAGAACTTTTCTTCGTTGATAACAATGTAAACGACCCAAATTTTGCCGGAGAAAGGCCATTCAGGTGTTTTTTGTATAGAACAATACCAATGGCTGCAAGATGGTATAACCTTGGGTTATATGGAACAAATGCAGAATTCACGGGAAGTAATCCTGTTAATACTCAGGTGTCATTTAGCCAAGAAAGGAATTTTATAGTATCATCACTTACTTCATTTTCAATATTTGAAAAAACGAAGATTACTTTTCAAATTGATATGCAACCAGTATATACGCCAAACTATATGGTAGCGTATATTTTTAGTGCTGATAATACATCTGATAACAATATAGATTGGCAATTAAATAATGAATTATCTAGATCGCTAATCACGACTATACCTGGTACATCTGTATTAAACGGAGAAATAGAATCTCCATCAACTGGACCAACGAATGTTGCCGCCAACACTTGGAAGATTGATTTCCATGTTGGCACAGGATGGGATGCAAGTAAAATATATTATGTAGCAGTAATTGTTTATGATGTAGGAGCAAATGTTGTAAATACATTTATATCAAATTCTATTTCTGTTGATGTAACACCATCAGAAGACTCTCTTTGCTGCCCATTGGACATTCAAACATCATGGTCAGATTACATAAATACATATACCAATGTTTATCCTCTTGTAACTGTCTATAAACAGAGATTAAAAAATGAGGTCATAGTTGAAGGTGGGTTTTTCGCTTCTCAATGTCTATTCGATTTGGGATTTGCTGGCGATTGGATGAAATTGATTACCGATGTAAGATTGAATGTATATGCGGTTAGAAGCATAAATGCTACACAAACGGCATATTTCATATACAATCAATATCAATCCATACGCCAAGGAGGATATCCTTTTGATTATAATAACCTTGATCCGGCATTTACTGTAAAGGACAATGGATTTGGGCAGCTGATTCTTAATTGGGAAGGTAGAGCAAGATGGGAAACTGGAGTTACATTCCCAGGTTCTAATGTGTATATTGCTGATAACGCCACTCCTTGGAATTCATCTCTTGCCGGACCTTTAGGCAATCAGTTGGTTCAAAACTATAATATGACCTACAATTGGGTTACAGCAGGTGCAATATTTCTTCAGTATATAATTAGGTTTGATTTAAGTAGTATTCTTAACCTTCCAAACAGTCAGCCATTCTATGTAAACAAGGTTATATTGCAAAGGCTAGATTGTTTTACAGAAGAGCCTATTACTCCTCCTAGCGTAAATACTCCTGACGCATTTAATCCTTTAGTGCTTGAAGGTTGGACAGGATCTGCCTACGTTCCACTAAACGGACCGATATGTCCTGGGGATTACGGCCATGTAAAAGCCACAATGACTTCATTAAATCCTGCCGATGCCGGATATGTAATTGGTTTCTTTAATAGAAGCCCATACGGAATATTGCAGCTTAAAGAGGATGATGAAACTGGGGTAAGTCCAAGTGGATTTACTCAGTTGGATTCTCAGTATATTTACGATACCACTACCGGAGTTCAAGTTGGAACATGGGAGTTTAAGATTGACATAAACGCTCTTCCTGCCGGAACTTATGAAATATGTGCAATGTATTTACCACTATAAAAAGTAAGAAATGCCAAATAGCTATTTAGACGGAGATACGTTTTGGTGTTATGAAGCACCAGTATTCAATTATGAATATACAAGGAACAGAATAGTATGTTCTAATCTAATCATTGATGCTTGTGCTGGTGGTGGCCTTCCAGGCGATTGTACTGCAACAGTAGTAAATAATGGATTGATTCTTTGTGAACCTGAAGATTCATGGAACTGCAATCTTTGTGGAAACGACTTGCCATACTTTACTCCTGTTAGGGATACTGATCCATTAATGTTTCAATTCCAACAATGGGATTATGTGAATGGGCAATCTCCTTCAATAAATATAAATACAGGAGTTTGGGGTCAAGGTGCAGGATGGGGTGTTTCAGTTAGTGGAGCAGTATATGATTGTTGCACAGATGCAGTTATTGGAGGTGATTTGCCATCATATGCAATTCAGCAGTTTGTTGGAATGTATAATGTTCCCCAATACAATGGCTTTGACCAATGGACAAACATTCAACAGATTTCTCTTGACTTGGCTCAAATATTAGCAACTGGAACTGGTACAATTCCGAATTGGGATGGATGTTTTTATATTAAGTTCTTCTTCTATGATTCAAATGGGCAAGTAATTAGAGAGTTTACTACTGAGCCTTTCAAGTTTGAAAAGTGTGATCCCGATAATACAATCTTCCTTGAGGGTGTAAATAGCAAAAAAGATTGTTTCGGATATTATTATGGCAACCCTGCAGCAAATCCCAATAATTGGATTGGCATAGGAGTTCCTTTCCAATACCGAAATACTTACAGAGTTAAAGGTTCTTTTGAACTTGTAGGGTTCGAAATCAATAAAGAGTTTGTAGGTATAAGACAATTTACTGCAAACACAGAAACATCAGAGAATTGGTTCTTGCGTACAAACAGAGTTCCTCCACGTGTTGCAAGATTGATATCTGCAATACTAGCTTCTGATACTGTTTATGTAGATGGAAGGGATTACATTGCTAGCGGCACAATAACTAAGAATAACGAAATTGGAAATATGTGGTTCCTCGAAAGCCAGTTAAAACGAGTGCAATGTTCATCAACAAATTCATGTGATTAAAAATGATTGACATCGTTTATCTCAATAACGAAATTGGACGCATTAAGCATCCAAAGCACTATGAGCAATGGGTGGATGTAAGGAACACCATGTTTGTTCATACAAGAGGAAAAAACCCTGGCGAAATTCTTACTAAGCGTAGGCCAAACGAAGACCCCGAAGTACAGGAGTACCGACTGTCTATTTACGAGCCAATCACCAAAGGTTCAATCAACCGGGCGATAGACAAGCTATACAGGATATTTGCGTCTGCTAATTTTAGCATTCAAGTTTCGGCAGAACTTTCGGAGTACCTGAATGATAAAAAGTTCATGGGTCAATTCTTCTATTCCTACATACAAAAGTTTGTGATGCGTAGGATGATTGAAGACCCAAACGGATGGCTTGCATGGATTCCGACTGGTGAAGGCTTGACTAATCCAACTGTAAAAGTTGAGGTTGCTCCTGTTTTAATTGGCAGCGACCAAATCAAATACCTTGACCAAGACACAATTACTTGGCTTGATGCTTATGAAAAAAGCGTAGTAATATCCGGAGGCAATGTAGTTGAAGAGGGATTGGTTTACTATACGCTGACTGAAACATCTTTTTATAAGCATGAGCAGTTCGGTCCGAAGGGCGATATGACCTTCCGGCTAATACCGATTTACGAGCATAACATGGGAACTTTGCATGCCGTTATTTTAGGTGGGGATTTGACCGATGAGGGATATTTTGAAAGTTACTTCTCGGCCTTCGTTCCATTTGCGAATGAAGCAATCAGACAATACTCCGATTGGACTGCGGTGATGACCACTTCAGGTTTTCCTTACAGGGAGGAAATAGCCGACACTTGCTCTGCTCCGGGTTGCAGGGATGGTGTTTGTTACAATACCCAGGATGATAGCCATTATCCTTGCAAGGTGTGTAAGGGAACAGGGCGAGTTATCAGCCGCAGTCCTTATGGAGTTTTCCTGCGTGAAAAGGGAGGAAACGTACTTGACTCTAGTTATGGTCAGGATGCGATGATTCGTTTCGTTTCACCTCCTGTTGAAGTCCTTGAATATTCAGGTAAGGCATGGCAGATACTGCTGAAGAGAGCAGAAGATGCTTTGCACCTTGATAAGATTGATGAGGCGCAGTCAGCATTGGCAAAGAGGGTAGATCAGGAGGATGGGTTCATGCTGCTGATAAAAATCAGTAATAACACGTTCGATGAAATAATTTATCGAAGCTTGCTGATTATTGAAAAGTATCGCAGCGTAAACAATCCGATGGATCCGGTTATCGTGAAGCCTATCAGCTTTATGATGAAGACCGAGATTGACCTGATTAACGAAATCAATATGTTGTCGGACAAAAATGCTCCGATGGCATTTCTGGTGGAAACCACAAAAGACCTTGCTAAGAAGAGATTCAGCGGAAACCAGTCTGTAGCCAGGATTGTTGAGATTCTTGTAAGCTATGATCCGATTTATAATGTCAGTACCAAGGACAAACAGATTCTAGTTCAGTCCGGCACAATCAAAAAGGATGACATTATCAAATCACTCTTCGCATACAAAACATTGGTAAAACTCGTTTCTGAAAAAGGAACTGAATACCTTGAAACGCAGTTGAGCGACATCTTCGCTGACCTTGATGCTGAGATAGCCCCGATTGTGGCTGACTATGCTAACCAACCAGTAGTAATCATCTAAGATGGACGAATACCCATTATCGGACGAAGAAAGGGCATTGATTGAAGAGAAGGATAGCCTTCTGAATCAGACCTACGAAGATTTCTTCGATGGATGGGGATTGCTTGAGTTAGCCCTGTTTGCCATTATTTGGAAATATGTTTCTTCCTTCAAAACCGAGAACGGAAAGTTCGTCTTCGATGATGAGAATGTCCAAAAGGTTGCAGGAATAAATACTGTAGCTGCCTCAGCCATTCAGCAGGGAGAATATCCGCAAAAGGTTCGGGATTACATCACCGCCTTTGGTAGGGTCACTGACTTGAATTCCAAAATCCAATCAAGCGTTAATGGCATGAGTGCCAAGGAATTAGAGGAACTGCTTTCCCCTGTTCAGAGGCAGAACGTCCAAATTACGCTTAATGGATTGACCGGGGCAGGAATCAGCACGGACTTTATCGAACCCATGAAAATCGGTATCTATCGTAACATTGTTGCAGGTGCAACTGTTACGGACATGGAGGTTTTTATTCGGGATTTTATTATCAGCAACGAGGATCGGCTTGGCCGTTTTCAGAAGTATGCGGGACAGATAGCCAGGGATGCCATTTTCCAATACGATGGGCTGCTTAATAGCCTACTTGGGGAGAAGATTGGGGCGAATGCTTATCTGTACGTTGGAGGGCTTGTAAAGGATTCTAGGCCGCAAT